TCAGTACACCATAGCCTCCAGTTCCTTCCAGGACAGGTTCTGGTCCTCGATATCCTGCCAGCAGGAGAACTTCCGCTCCAGCCCCTCCCAGGTAAGAAACCAGAAAAAATACTGGATATCCAGGTGAGGCGGGAGGATGTCCTCCACGATCCTTTTGATCTGTTCAAAGTTCTCCGGTACACCGGCCACGCCAGGGAAGGAAACCTCCACGATCCCCACCCCCAGTTCTTCCACGCTGGCCTCGATGCCGCAGCCCGCGATGGTGTCATTGATGGCCTCCAATGTGAAGCTGTCTCCGCCGATCCGCAGCAGCGCCGCCAGAGCCGCTCCCAGCGCCCGGGGCGTTCCGGCCGCCGGCCGGCGGACGAAGAGCCGGGCCATCCGCTCCAGCCCCCAGCTCTCCGCCGTGGCCAGACTGGATTCCCGCAGGAGCTCTTCCAGCGCGCCCTCCACTCCGTCCAGAGCCTCCCCAGCCCCCTCCAATTCTCCTGCGTTGAAGGGGGCATTCAGGTCATAGACCCCCAGGGGGCGCAGCAGATCTTTTAAATATTCGGTATAACTCACGCCATCTCCTCCACCTTCAGGACACCCAGCACCGGCAGCACATCCGCCGCCGCCGTCACGTCTGCCGAAGGCTCCTGGATCGAATAGTTGCTCACGCTCTCGCAGCCATAGATCAGATCTCCGAGTTGGGCCCGCAAGACACTCTGTCCCAGCCGTTTGCCGTTAAACCAGTCCCGGAGGACTGCCTCAGTCTCCGCCTTGGCCTCCCCAAAGCTCCGACCCTCCCCGGGTTTGACCTGGACCGTCAGATCCACGGTCACTGTCTCCGGCGCCCGTACCACAACCTCCACGGCAATCTCCCGACGCTGCTGAAAATAGGCGGTCAGGGTGTCCAGCAGAGTCTGGTCCGGCAAGCCGGCCAGGGTGGTCACTACCACGTCCACCGTCCCCACGCCCCGGGGCCGGGAGACCACGGCGGCTCCGGCCACCTGGTCAAAGGATAGGGCCTCCTGCTGATAAAAGGCGGCGTTGGCTCCGTTGGGCAGCCGCCGGAAGGTGTCCATAACCCGCTCCCGCAGCGCCTCATCCCCCTCCTGGTCCCCGCCTCCGGCACAGGCCTTGGGATTGACGCAGGAGGAGACGCCGGCGGGCGCCACCGCCATGGCGGTGATGGTCCCGGCGTCCACATTGCCCGCCGCTCCGGGGACCAGCGCCTGGACCGGCACGTCCGCGGTCAGCTCCCCCGCCGGGATGATCCCCACGGCTGTGGTCTCAAAACGGACCAGCCCCGTGGTCATACAGACGGTCCCCTTGGGGATACGCCTCTCCCCATCGGCGGCGCTGCCGGCCGTAAATCGGACTACGCCCTGGGCCGCTACCGCCTGCTTCCGCTCCAGTCCCCGGAGCTGTGCGTGACGGTCCAGATACTCCCCCTCCGCTGACTGGGGGAACACCTGCCGGGTCAGCCAGTCCGTCTGGACATAGAGGGCGCAGACCTGGGCGGCCAGGGCATACATCCGTACCGACAGGTCGCAGTTTTCCTTGGGCTCCATTCCTGTCCGGTCCTGGTAGCAGGCCAGCATTTCCTGATAGATCTCTTCCACTGTTTTCACGTTCTTTTCACCTCGGTCATGTCAGGCCCACCGTTACCGCCAGGGGCTCGCCCTGCCAGTCCAGCCGGACCGTCAGCTCCGCCTGGGTACCCTGGTCCCGCAGTTCCACTTCAGTCACGCGCAGACCGGTCTCCTCCTCCAGGGCCTCGGCCACATACTGGGCCGCCAGCGCCTGCCGCGCGGAGGGCTTCTCCCGCAGAACCAGATGGAGCCGGCTCCCCATCCGGGGCAGGAAGGGCAGTCCGCCCCGGCGGGCGGTCAGGCGGTACAGCACCCGGGCCAGCAGCGCCTCTCCTCCGGTCAGGCGGCGCAGGCCGCCCGCGCCGTCAGGGACATAGTCCCCATTCACAAGCTTCAGTTCCATCCTCAGCCTCCCAGTACATCCATTACGATCCCCCGGATGTAGTCCTCCAGCTCCACCTCATTGATCCACACCGCTCCGGTCAGACGTATACAGCCGCCTCCCAGCGTGAGAGAACTGTCCGATCCGCTCAGGCGCACCTGCCCCGGACCCAGACCCGTCCCATCCTGGACCCTGCCCAGGATGCAGGGGGCTTCCCGTTCCGTCCCCGTCTTCAGCACCAGCACCTTGTCTCCGGCGGCAGGCTGCCAGGCGTATCCCCCGGGGCTGCAGACCGGCAGCCACCGCCGCTCTCCCCCCAGGTTCACTCCCGCCGGATCTCCGCCCAGGGTGACCAGACCCACCTCGGCCTCCGCCTCCTGAACGGCGGGTCTGCGGCTTCGTTCCGATGTCCACATCTCCACTCACCTCATACCACAAAATCGGGGCGGGCCAGTTCCATCCGGGTCCAGTACCCCCGGCTGTCCATCCCCGTCACCGTCCCGGCCGCCCGGTACAGGCCGCACCGGTCCCAGTTGCTGTGCTGCAGGCGCACCAGATCCCCCGGCCAGGCACAAAAGGGCTGGGCCACCGTCACCTCCAGCCGCTCCAGCTCCGCCGCCGACCGGTCCAGCTGGAACTGCCCGGAGTAGCGCATGGCCTTGTAGTTGCTCCGCCCCGGCATAGTCAGCACCCGGCGGGCCTTGCCGCCGTCCTCCAGGAAGGCTCTGTTTTCCACCTTCTGGACCGCGCCGCTGAACCGGTCCCGGACCAGCACCTGGGACAAAACGCCATACCGCTTGTCCCGGCAGCACAGCCGGGTCACCGGCGCGCCGTCCCCTACCAGCCGTTCTTCTGCGTCCGTCCAGCCCGTCAACACCAGCCGCCCCTGACGGTCAAACCGTGGAGCCACGCCGCCGTGGTACCGGGCGAACTCATAGACCACCGACCACTCGCTGCTCCCCGTGGCCACGGAAAACTGTGACACCGGGGGGAGATCCGCCCCCGGCGCCGTCCGGATGCCATAGGGCGTCACATGGTCCCGCAGGATGTCCGCCTGAGTGGCGGTGCCGTAGTCCTGTCCCAGCGCCTCATTGTCCAGCAGCAGGGCGGCCATGCCCCGGCCGGACACCTCCAGCACCCTGCCCGACTGATCCAGGGAGACCTGGCACTCGTCCACCACTCCGGTGAACACCCGCTCTCCCTCATGCTCCGCCGCAAAGCCCACCCAGTGGGCGGGGTCTGTTCCGCCTCCTGCCTCCCAGGGGCAGCGCAGCCAGAAGCTGTCGCAGGGCACGCCGGAGGTATACTCCATCTGCCAGGCGGTGAGCTCCGGCAGGATCCAGGTCTCTCCCCGGGCGTCGGTCACATAGCCTCTCACCGCACCCTCACCTCGTCTCCCACCCGGATCAAATTGGGATTTTTGATCTGGGGATTGAGGGCGATAAGCTCCGTCAGGGACAGCCCGTAGCTCCGGGCAATGGCCCACAGGGTATCCCCCTTCACCACCCGGTGGTATCCCGCGCCGGGGGACGCGGAGGTGTTGGCCCCAGCCGCGGCGCTGTCTCCGGTCTCCGCTCCGGTCACCCGGGTCGCCAGTCCGGTGTACCAGCTGTCGTCCTCCCAAAAGGCGAAGGAGTAGCGCACATAATCGGGCCTTGGCTCCTGCTCCAACCGCAGGGAGACAAAATAGGCGTTGGCCGCCTGCCACAGGGGATGGACCAGCAGGCCGGGCCCGCTGTTATAAAAGACGTTGGCCAGCTGTCCGAACTGGGTGTAAGCGTCCGCTCCCACAAACTCCCCTTCGCCCTCCATGATCCGGTTGGTCCTCCCCAGATCCTGGAGGTGAAACAGGCCGAAGGGTGTCTTGTGTACCGCCATCTTCCGTTCATAGTCAATGGAATAGACTCTGGGGTTGTGGGGCCAGGTGTAATTCTTGTATCGCATGGGCGCGAGTATCATGCCGTTTTCCCTCCTTGATGCAGTCATACCGGGACCCTTTTAATAGAGAAAAAAGCCGCCGTCGTAGCGGCGGCTGTCCCTGCGGAACAGCCGGTCCAGCTGTTCCGCCTGCAGGGGTTCCCGGGGCCAGGGGACGGGGACCTGCTCCGCCGCGGAGACAGCTCCCTCCTGTCCGCTCCAGGCCAGTTCCGTCCAAGAGGCGTTTCCTCCCCGCCCCTCCGGGAGCCAGGTCCGCGGACTTTTCGGCTCCTCCCGCTCCCGCAGTCCGGTTTCCCGGTATCCGCCGCCGGCTGTCAAGGCCGCCTGTTCCGACCGGGCCAGAGCCCGGTCCAGGGCCTCCGCCTCGGCCAGCAGGGGCAGCGCCGCTCCCGCTTCCTCGGTCCGGTTTTCCAACTCCGTCGACAGAGATTCAGTCCGGGCGTTCTGGGCCTCAACCATAGCCTGTTCCGCCCTGCTTGGGACCGCGGCGGATGGAACCGTCTCCGGCTCCGCCACCCGCCCGGACGTGCCCGGGACAGCCACGCTTTCTGCCTCCCTCCGCACTTCCGCGTCTTCCGCCGTCCCGGTTCTCGCCCCCTCCGGGCCGCTCAGAACATCTCTCAGCCGGCGGACCGCCTCCCACAGGGCCTCTTCATTCTCCTCCTGACGGGGCTCCAGATAGTCGGTCATTCTCCGCCGCCTCCCTTCAGCTTCTCAAATCTTCCGGGGTCAAAAGCCGGATTCACCGCCCCCTCGCCCCACTGGCTGGCGGGGCGGCCGCAGGAGGGGCAGCGCTCCTCCTGCGCCCGCTCCCGGCACTCAGGGCACAGCCGGTCCAGCTGTTCTTCCCGGTCCAGGATCATCTGGACCAGGCACCAGAGATAGTCCCGGTCCTTCATCTCCCGCGCCCTCGCCTCGGTGGGCAGAGCCTGAAACTCCTTCAGCACCCGCCACCGCAGCCGTCCGCTCTGGTCGGAACGGAGTTTTTTTTTACTTGCTCCAGCTCCTCTTCCGACAGGGTCAGCCCCGGGTCCACCTCCCGGCGGAAGGCGCCCCACTGCGCCGCCAGGACGCCGATCTCCTCCACGGTCATGCCGGCCAGTACCGCCCTTCCGCTGTCAAAAACGGGGCTGTGGTCCTCCGTACGCTCCAGGGCCCGGGCCAGCAGACAGGCGTTGGAGCAGAGGGCCCGCTCCCGCTCGGAATTGGCCAGCTCCTCCGCCTCCCGCCGGGCCTGGAGCACCTCCAGAGCAGACAGCAGCCGCAGATCCATCCCGTTCTCCAGGGTCATCCGGTCCCGCTGTGCCAAAATGGACAGCGCCACGGCTTACACCTCCGTCTCGATGCGGCGCGAGGCCACCAGGGTGACCTTTTCCAGCACCATGCTGCCCAGGGTGGCGTTCTCCTGGATGGCGCTCCACTGGCAGTCGGAGTAAATGATCTTTCTATCCGGCTTGCAGATGACCAGGGAAAAGCCGGACAGGCTGTAAAAATCTATGCCGTCCCGAATGGCCTCATCGGTGGCGTACAGCCGGGTCAGCTCTACCACATGGTTGGTCTGGCCGGGAATGGATGCCACCGGCTCCGACTCGCCGAAGGCCTCCACGGCGGTGCTGCGCTTGGTAGCCTTGGCCGTGTAGCTCTGGACCACCGCCACCCGGGTACCGTCCACCTCCAGATAAATATCGCTGCTGGTGGGAAATCCTGCGATGCTCATTGGGTTCCTCCTTATCGTCTCAATGTTGTATACCGCTGCTCACGGCAGCTCGGGCGCTTATACCGTGATATGGGCCGTCAGCCAGATCTGGTTCAGTCCGTGGGCCACGGTGAAGGAGAACTCCACCAGGCAGCGGGTGGGGTCCTCACTGTCCGCCGTCACCGCCACGTTCTCATAGCCCGTGATGATCTCCCGGGCCAGCTTGTTTTCCAACTCCAGCACCACCTGAGCCCGGATCGCGCCCCGGCTCTGCTCCGTGTTCTTGGCCCGGCGGAACTTGGCGCGCAGGGCGGAGCGCAGCGAGGGGATCACGTCGTCCACGATGCGGATGGTGGACAGCTCGCGCCAGGTGCTGTCCGGTTCCTGGCCGGTGGTGGTTCGGGTGGTGACGCCCCGGACCACAGTCACCACGCCGCCCACATGCTCCACCGGCGTGACTCCGCCCAGGATCAGCCGGTCCAGATCCTTGTCCTCATAGCGGTCAGCCAGACCGTAGAGGCCCAGCAGCTCCGCTCCGCCCAGGGGAACGGCGGGGTCCGTCTCTCCGGCGATGGCTCCAGCCACCGCAGCGGCTACTGCCAGTCCGGAGGCGGAAGCGCCCTCCTCATCCAGTGCGCCGGGGGCCGCCAGCACCACCCGCTCGTGGTTTAGCTCCTTGGCCCGGGCAATCAGATCGTCCACCGACTCGTCCTTGGCACCCGCCACCACCGCAATGCGCTCCCGGCGGGCCTGGGAGGCCTGGGCCGCGCTGTCACGCAGCTTTTTCTGGACTGACGTATCGGTGCTGCCGCAGATCAGGACGGAGACGTCCTCCACCATGCTCAAAGCGTCAAAGGCCGCCTGATAGCCGCTCTCGTCGGCCACCGCCACCGCGGCCACGGCGGAGGCCCCGTTCTTCAGCGCCAGGCGGATCAGTTCGGCCATGTCCTGGCCCCCGGCGGAGCCAAAGGCAGCCACCGCTTTGTCATAGCTGGTGATGATCCGGACCTCTCCGGCCTGGGCCACCGTGTTCACCGCCGCCAGGCCCACCATCTTTCCGCCGCCGCTGCCGTTTACCACAGAGGAAGCGTCATAGGCGGAGTAAACCCCCGGGCGCTGATGTACCGTAATATTCATCTCTTCCATACACCTCGCAGTTCAAAATCCAAAAAGAGTTCGCCGGATCGGGCCGCGGCGTAAAGATACGCCTGACACACCGCCTGGACCGGCCGTTTCAAGCGCCTGGACCGGCTGTCGTACTCCGTCTCTCCGCAGGAGAATTCCAGTACCGCCAGTCCCTCGGGCCCGCCTGCCGTCAGGGCGGCGGCCAGAGTGTCGAAGGCCTTCTGGAGCTCCTCGCCCGTCTCCCGCTCCGGGGCGTACAGATCCAGGCCGAAGGTCAGCTCCGCCTTCCGCCCGTACAGCTCCTCCCACAGTCCGGTCTGCTCGTCGTACCGCTCGCCCAGATAATCCTGGAAGCCGGCCGGTCCCACCCGGCATCCCCGGAGGGAGACCACCACCGCCGGCTCCAATTGCTCCGGTCTGGCCTCTCCGGGCCAGGCTGTCACCGCCCTCACGCCCCGGGCGGTCAAATAGTCCGCCATCCGCTCCCGGATGGCCTCCAATCCTGTGCTCATGCGTCCTCCTTGTCCCTGGGCCGGAGCAGCGCCCACCAGTGGCTCTCTCCCACCTGGTAAGCGGACTGGACCTCATAGTCCCGCTCCTCCCATGTCACCCGGCTCTCCCCGGCGGTCAGCGCCAGATCGCCGGGGCCCAGATACAAATATCGGTCCTCCCGGCGCAGGCCCAGGGGCGAGGGGATCTCCTGACTCCTGGTCCGGTCCAGCACGGGCTGGAGAAAGGCCCGCAGGGGCACCTCTGGCCGTCCGCCGCCGGGGCTCACCATGACCTGCTGGCCGTAGCGGTTCAGAATGGCCCGCCACTCCCGGTCCATCATCCCGCCACCCCCCGGAAGGCGAAGCCGGTCTCACCCAGCCAGGGGGCCATCAGCCGTTCCGCCTGGGCGGTACGGGTCTCGCGGCGGCCGGTCTCCCCTTCGGTGCGGATGGACACCTCTCCGGCGGTAAAGGAGGTCACCTTGCCGCTCCCCACGGCCCGCTCCAGCCCGTCCATGACCACCATGGCGGCGGCCAGAGGGAAGGCCGCGCCGCAGTCCTCCGGGGCCACCCCCGGTTTCAGCCGGCCCTCCATGGCGGACACCACCGCCCGGATCAGGGGGAGCAGCAGCTCCCCCTGGTCCTCAGCGGCTCCCATGACTTTACACAGGGCCACGATCTCTTCTGTCATGTCAAACCTCCATGTGACTTCGTATGTAAGCCTCGGAGCGCCTGCCGGATCAGACCTTAAGCACCCGGCTGGCGGCCTGAAACACCTTGGCAAAGCCGCTGATGGTGGTAATGGCGGCCCGCTCCAGCTGGCGGTCGATGAGCTTGTCATACTCCACCATCACGTCGCTGCCCTGGACCATCTCCAGGGCAAACCGCTTGTCCAGACCAACGGCGGTGCCGGCGGGCAGGACGGAAGTACGCAGCAGGGTGGCGCCCAGAGGGGTGGTCAGCTTGCCGGTGCCCTGGAAGTTCAGACCGGTCATGGGATTCTGGAACTCGGTCAGCTTGAGCATTTTGACCATTACGTCGCCGGACACCAGCAGGGCGTTCATCTGGTAGGGATCGAACTTGGCCCAGAAGTCCACCAGGTCGTCATAGGTCAGGGTTCCCTCGGTCTTGACGCTGTCCACAGCGGCGGCGTTGCCGTTGCCGTCGCCGTTCATCAGCACGTCCACGGCATCCTCCAGGTTGGCCCGGGCGATGTGGGCGCCGATCTGGCGCAGGGTGACGGAGAACAGGTCCAGCTTCTGATAGCGTACCGCCTCATAGCTGGCAACCAGCATACGGCCCCGCTTGCGCAGCTTGACCAGATTGGACTGGACCTGGATCGTGGTGGTGGGAATGGCCGCCCCCTCCTCAACATGGCGCAGCTCGTGGGCCTCACCGTTCTCAGCGGTGATGGAGCGGTAGTCCATGCCGTCGAACTTGGTGACAGCGGCGGTGATATGGGGCAGGATGTCCTCCTCCATGCCCTGGCGGACGGAGCGGGCGATGTACTCGGGGAAGAGGACGGCGGAGTCGGCGGTGCGGAAGAACTTCTCCACCACGTCGCTGCCCGCGCCCTTCACCTTGATGTCAAAGCGCTTGAGCTGGCGCTGGAAGGCGTCCAGGCCCTCCAGGCTGGTGCCCTTGTACTGCTCGCTGGGGTCCAGGCGCTCCAGCACCTGGGTGAAGGTGCTGCCCGCCTCCTGATACATGCCCTTGTCCAGTTTCAGATTGTCATAGGAAAAAGCCATAATTCCACGCTCCTTTCTTTTCTTACAGGCAGATGACGGCGCTGCCGCCGCTGGCGCTGACCACCAGAGCGGTGACACCGCCGCTGGTGGCGGCCTTCACGCCGCCCTTGCCGTCGGCGGCCAGGGCGGTCCAGCCCAGGGTCAGGCTGCCGGTGCAGCTCACCGTGACAAAGCCCTTCACCTGGACGGCGGCCGCGCCCTTTCGGGGCTCCAGCGCCACGCCGCAGAAGTCGTCCCCGTCGGCGCAGGCGCCAACGGTGCTGTTGGCCGTCACCTTGACCACCTGGCCGCCCTCCACACCCTGGTCAGCGGCAAAGGTGGCCGTCACAGCCCCAATGTCCTCAAAGGAAAATTTACTCATCCTTACGTTCCTCCCTTGTTTATTTGGTAGAGCGGGGGCTTGCCCCCGCCGCTATCCTCAAATCAAAAACGCCTGGTCCTTCTCATTTTGGAGCGCCGCTTTCTCCCCGTACTCCAGCTGAGTTTTGAGGGGGTACCGCTCCTCCGCCCGGCGGCCGTAGGCCTCTTTCATGGCCAGCAGCTCCTTCCGGGACAGCTTGTCCGTCATGCTCACCAGCGTATCGTGGTCCAGACCCATTCCGGCCAACAGCCCCAGCCGCACCACTTCCTGCTTCAGCTCAGACAGGTACCCCCGGCCCAGGACAGCCTCCTCCTCCAGCTTTTCCAACTCCACAGCGCAGCCGGGATGCTCCGCAGCCAGTTCTTTCAGGCTGGCGTATCCCCGGCCCACACTCTTGACCACTCCGGCGGCGGGCTGGGCGGGCACCGCCACAAAGGAGAACTCATAGGCGTCGCCGGCTCCCTCCAGACTGGCGTAGCACAGCTTTCCGTCGTAGACCTCGCCCTTTTTGTGCCCGCACTGGCCCTCTCTCAGGTCGGCCCCGCAGACGGAGCACACCGAACGCTCCACGGCGCAGCCCACGCTGACCTCTTTCTTGATGCCCCCCTCGATCTCGGCGATCAGGTCTTTGGCGCTGTCGGTGCGGAGCATGTAGGCGTATCCCTTCAGCCAGCAGTAGCCGTCTCCTGCCCGGGTAAGCTTCTCGGGCTCCTGCACCACCTCGGTCTTATAAATGCGGGCCGCCTGGCCCCGGGCGGACCACTGGTGGTCAAAGATACCGCTTTTGCCCACGAACAGGCCGGCCAGCCCCTCCAGAGTTTGGGGCGCAAACCGCTCAAAATCCCGGTCCACCTCGTTGTCGCACAGCCGCACCGAGAAGGTGTACACCTCCTCCGCCTTCAGTTCCTTCCGGGCCAGCGCGTTGATGAGGGCCAGGTCCTCCCCGGTCACCGCCGCGGGCGCTCCCCCCTGGGACTCCTTGACGATCTTCATGCCTTCTCCTCCTTCAGGTTTTCCGCCTGGGCACGGTACAGCTCGGCCCTGGCCTCTTCCACAATGTCCTGCAAATTGATGTCCTCCCAGACAAGCTCCACCCTGTCGTCATACCCGTGGAGCCGCAGCCAGAGTTCGGCCACCCGGTACAGCACCGGCTCCACGCTACGGCGGATGGCGGTGATCTCGCTGGTGAGCAGGTCTGCCTGCTGGGTGCTCATCCGCTCGGTGGAGGACCAGGACAGGCCCAGCATAAAGGGCGGGATGCCCGTCCGGGCTACTAGCTGCTCCAGGATCTGGCGCACCGGCACCTGGCTGTCCAGAATGGGGCTGTCGGCGCCGATGACTTTAATGTCCACGTCGCCTACCGCCACAAAGTCACGGACCGAGCCCTCCCGGCCGGCCTGCATGGCCGCCGACCACTCCTGGGCGATCTGGCGGCACCGCTCCTGCGCAAAGGCCCCCTCGCCATCCTCCGGCCTGCACACCACGGCAAAGCGGAGACTGCCCGCACGTTCCCAGTTCTGGCCCGTTGCCTGGAAGATTTTCAGCAGGACCCCTGCCAGGAACGGCATGGAGCGCAGCAGCGACACGCCGTAGGGGGCGTCGCCTGTGGGCTGGAAGGGGGTAAAGAGCAGCAGCTCCTGAAAGGGCAGTTCCTCCGGCTCCCCCGCCTTCCGCAGACACAGGCGGAAGTCCATGGGACTGTCCCCCTCCCGTACCTCCACCTGCTCCGGGTCAGCGCACAGCAAAGCGGCGATATCCCGTCCGTCCCGGGTAAGGACCATCTCCCCCAGTCCGTGGCCGCAGGTAAACAGGTCGTCCAGATAGCGGTCCAGAAAGGCCTGGACGCCCCGCTGGCCCCAACCCGTGTCCACCGTTTTCCAGAACCGCTCCAGCCCCGCCTGGGCCCGCTGGTCTTGGCACCGGACGGACATTCCGCCGCACAGACGCACCAGCTTCCAGATGGCCGCGTCCACCAGGGGCACGCCCTCCCGGATGGCCCGGTACAGCGCCAGCTCCCCCGGCCGCAGGGGAGTGTACCGCTCCAGCACGCCGAAAGGGTGCCCCCGCTCCTGGCGCACCTGGACCACCGGAGCGGGCGGCTCCTTCCGTTTCCGTTCCCACCACTTCATCTTCTTCCATTCCCCCTTCTGCCGATGCGGGGACTGTGTCCCCGACGGCTCCATTCCCGCCCGCAGGCGGTCATTCTGCATGTCAAAAGGCTTTTCTCTCCACGCTTCCGGCAAACCAGCCCCCGTTCCCCTCCTTCGCCGCCACCGTGGCGGCGAAGTACCGGATCTCATCCATGGCGTGGTCGTGTCTCCCCACCGGGCTTGCGCCCGTTTGGGGCCCCTTCTTTTTAGAATCCTCGGGCGAAGTGAATTCGCCCTCCGGAAATTCTTCGCCGCCGCACGGCTCCGAATTTACGGCGCTTACCGCGCCGCCCCATCTGCGATGGGGCCCTGAAAGAACACGGCCACGCCCTGTCAAAAGGCTTTTCTTTCCACGCTTCCGGCAAACCAGCCGCCGTTTCCCTCCTTCGCCGCCACGGTGGCGGCGAAGTACCGGATCTCGTCCATGGCGTGGTCGTGTTCTTTCCGCACCCGGTCCTGGCCGTCTCCCTGCTCTTCCCAGCGGTAGAGGGAGAACTCCCGAATGGCGTCCTCACACCCCCGGCAGATGACCAGCTTTCCGGCCTTCAGCAGCCGCGCGGTGAGGCGGATCCCGGACAGCACCTCGTTGTCTGCCTTTTGTACCCGCCAGCCCCGGCGGCGCAACGTCTCGCAGAAGCTGGCGGCGGAGGGGTCCACCACCACAGCCCGAATGTCCCGCCCCCCGGCCAGTCTGGCCAGCTCGTCGGCGTACTCCTCATCGGTTTTCTGCCTGCGTCTGGCCCGGGCATCGTAATAAAATTCCTTTACCCGGTACCAGACCCCGTTCTGTTTCCCCCACAGCCCCATGGAGGTGGGGTTCAGCGTCCCGTAGTCACAGGAGATGTACCAGTCTTCCCAAGCTCTTTCAGGCGGGTCTTTTACATAGCTGTCGTCAAAAAAGTCGTAGACCCGCCCCTCGGCGGCTACCCACTCTCCCAGAACGAACCGGCGGTAAAAGGTCCCCTCGAACATGGTCCGGTACCGCTCCAGCACCTCCTGGGACAGGCCGGGGTTGTCCGCCATGGTGAACTGCAGCCTCAAGGCCTTTTTTTCCTCCGCCTTCAGGATCCACTCCCGGTAAAACCAGTGGGCGGGGGATTCTGGGTTGCAGGAGAACCACAGTTTACTGCCCGTCACCGAGCACCGGGCCACCGTCTGCTCCACAAAGGAGCGGGGCATCAGAGCCACCTCGTCCAGCAGGGCGCCCGCCAGCGTGATCCCCTGAATCAGGGCCGCAGACCCCTCGTCCTTGCCGCCGAACAGGTAAAAGGTGTTGCTGTGCCCGCCCAGCCGGACCTTCAGGATGTTGCGGGAGACCTTGTGTTCACAGCGGAACCCCATGTTCTCCAGCAGGGGCAGCAGCTCCTCCAGCAGGTTCCGCCGCACCGACACAATGGTCTTGCCGCACAGGGCAAAATTTTTCCGGTGAAAGGCGCTCATGGCCCAGCAGAAAAAGGACAGGCCGGTGCACAGGGTCTTGCCGCTGCGGACCGCTCCGTCGCAAATGATAGCCTGCTTTTCCCGCTCGGGAGAGCCGGGCCTCCACCAGGTCAGCACCTTTCGCTGTTTTGGGGAAAACACCATGTCCTCCACGGCCTCATTCCCCCTTCTCCTCCATGGCCTTTAAAAAGCGGTCCACCTGCTCCTCCCCGCTGTGGTCCGCAGCGTCCAGCAGCCGTTCCAGCAGCCGCCCCCGGTCAGCGAATTTCAGCTCGATGACCCCGTTGGCCCCCCGCTTGAACTCGGTCAGGGCATCCAGATCCAACCCTTCCAGACTGCCCCACTCCTCCTCGGGGAAGCAGGCCAGACGGACTGCGTCCTGTGCCCCGGCGTTGGCCAGCTTCCACATGCGCTTTAAGATCTGCTCCCGTCCCGGGAGTTTTATGTTAGCCAC